TCCGCCTGACATGCAGATGCAAAACAGTGTGTATGACTATGCTAGGGAGTTAGTGGATGAGTTTATTGATTGGGCCTTCGTGCCAGGGTTTCGGGATACTGTCGGTGTTGCGTACAAGAAGGACCCGGTGTCCTTCAACGTCACAGATTATATGGCGTGGCGCGCTGGAAAAGACCAAAACTACCGTAAGATGTTAGACGATGAGTGTCCTGCGGACCTGGTAGAACTAGAGTTGGAGAGGTATAGCACGATTTTGAAGAAAAGGGTGAAGCCTAAGCTCAGTACTTCTGCCCAGCAAGAACTGGGTCAAGGTCAAGTGATTGTCGGGTTGTCCAAGAAGGACACTGCGTTGTTTACAAGCGTCTTCCGGGTTATGTTCGAGCGGTTCGATGGTGCACTTCGCCCGGAGGTTTTGAGTGCAGGGCGGATGTCCGATGCAGACATTTCTGCCTGGGTTACAGAGCATCGAGGGCCGCTCGGGGCGCTCAAGGCTATTGAGATGGATTCGGGAAAGTATGACAAATCACAGAATCTGCTTGCGCGGTTGATAGAAGCGTATTTGTTTGTAGAGTTGGGGTTAGATCCCGGGGTGATGGACATATTCCAGGACTCCTTCGTGGGTAAGGTTAGCAGCAAGGTGTTGGGTCTAGCTTTTATGTCAGCTTATCAAATGAAGTCCGGCGCGCCGGACACCATGATAGGCAACTTGGTGTACAATTTCGTTTCCGCGTCCAAGGCGGTGGGCACGGGAAAAATTCGGTACATGGTGGCTAAAGGTGACGACAATGTTGTGTGGGTGGACAATGGCGTGGACGGTGTGCAAGTCGTGCACAGGATGTCGAATCTGTTTAACCTAGAGTCGAAGCTGATTTCAGACTCGGTCCTGTACTTCAGTTCGGGTTTCATATTGTTGTTCGACGACTTTGGTGTGTTTGTGCCTGACTTGGCGAAGTTGTTGGAACTCGTGGGTGAAGCCGGGCAGGACCCTCGTACCATTGCGGAGCGCTATGTTTCTTTCAGGGACAGAGTGTCTGCATACGCTGTGGATCAGTTGGTGCCCATGGCTTTGCGTGATGCTATGCGCCACCGGTACCAGCGCCCCACCGCGGATATTATCCTCGGCGTGGATGCCCTACTAACGGCGGCTGAGTCGTTAGAGGGCTACAAGGGCTTAGTTCCTCAATAGTTGTTGTCTGTATTGTATATTATCTCTATGTTGGCTGTCCTGCGGTATTTCCTTGCAGGTGGGTGTGGCCACCTATGAGC